GAAGAAGATCAAAACCTGACATACATCCTGCGCAAGACATTCGTCTTGCTCACGGTGATGTGGCCATACAACACACTGCACACACTGGATGCAGAAGTGAAGAGAGACAAGCACAAGCGGATGATGGTGCTGCTGACAACAGACGATATGATACAAGCAATCGAGATCGAACCGGCAGACTATCTTAACGATACCAGGTCCGACCAAGACATTTTGTACAACAAGGTTCTGCACGCATTGTCAGACCAGCTGCAAGACAAGCACAGCTGGAGTTAACATGACCATCTATATCCTAATGATCGTATGGGAACCATCGCTGCATGGTGTTGAGTACACGCCTTTCTTCTCAGAGGACAAGGCATATGCTCACTTGGTAGATCGACTCGTCGAAGAGAACATCATCAGCCATGGAGACCTAGCATTCCAATCTATCCAACAACTAACCGATTCCCATGGTATCTCATGGGATGTAACCGTCTCAAAAATGGAGGAGACATGCCCAAAAAACTGAAGACATACCCTATGAGTATGGACCCTGAAGTTTACAAACTGGTGCGCGCTATTGCCGATGCCCAGTCCATCACCATGAAAGAAGTGTTTCGCGTTGCGCTCGGGCTGTATGTAGCTCACAACGTACACGCTTTCGACATCATAAAGAAAGGGGATAAGCCACCACAGCCTATCCCCAACACCATAAAAACTACTAGCCACGAACAGGAAAAGAACCATGACTAGCCCAAACAACATAACACAATATCTCAGCACAAGCAACACCATCGCAGCAGAAGATATGAGATTCGATGCATCTCTGCACAAAGCACCAGACGTTGGATGGTACCGAACGAACAAGCTAGACTACTGCACAATCGTGCTAGGATTTAACTTGCATGTACAATCACCTCGTATGATACGCGATCTGTCCGTGACTACCAAGGGAAACAAGACCATCGAATGCGGCAAGAACTATGTCGGTCTCTTCTGCCCAGTCACATGGAATACAAGAGAAGGCAACAGAAGAATCGATGCCGTCGATTCTATCCATGCCATGGTTCTTGACATCGATGGTGTTACGCCCGGAACAACCGAAGATATTCTCTCCCGTCTCAGCCAAGTGTGCTACGTGGCATACACATCCTTCTCCCATCGCTCACCCATCAAAGATGGGAAGGATGCCTTTCGTGTGGTCATTCCCTTTACCCGTCCCTGCACACCACAAGAGTACAAGACCGTGTGGCAGGCCATGCAATCATGCATACCAGAGAACGACATCCAGACCAAAGACCCATCGAGACTGTGGTTCCTGCCGTCGTTCCGAATCGATCGGGCTGACTCTGCATGGAAAAGACACAACAATGGGCATGCGCTAGACGTAGATAAAATGTTACAATACAAAGCCTCACCCAAAAAGAAAGAAGACAATGGACGTATGGCTCCAAATACTACTCCTGATATTACTCCTGCTAATCACGACAACAGCAGATACACGATAGCGCAGGTTCCTGCACACTGGCTGATACAGTGTGATATCGATGGAGATACTGTCACTCATCCCTTCTCTTGGTACATCAAGAACTGGAAGGGGCTGCAGAAGAATCGATCCGGCAATCTCCCATGCTACGCACATGGATCCGAGACACATGGATCTGCATTCATCACACGCAAGATCGATCCACTCACCAACATCGCACGCTACCGATGCACCGAGCAGAACTCCAACCGTCGCAATCTGGACTGCATTGCTACCGATGGTGGCATCGAGATCTGCTACGGAAACCGTGGATCCAGCTGGTCTGCGCTCAAGTCACCCGACAATATCTGTGCCATGATAAAGGACATGGGACTGGAGATATGGGAATGTGCTGTACGCAACAAGCCATTCTATGGATCCGAACCTCTCTCCGATTCTCTCGAACTGGAGATCATGACCAAGATACGACAACGCTATTTTGTAGGAAGAGACATCGCACTCATCCGTGTACAACAGGCAATCCAACTACACGCCTCACGCAATCGCATCCATCCAATCAAAGAGTATCTTGATGGATTGGAATGGGATGGAGAGTTTAGATTGGGTCGTCTCTTCATTGACTTTCTGAAGGCACAGGACACACCGCTCAACCATGTGTATGCTATCAAATGGGCGATCTCTGCTGTGGCTCGTATCTACAAACCGGGCTGCAAGGTAGATACAATGGTGGTATTCAATGCTCCACAAGGACATGGGAAGGGTACGTTCTTCAGGACCATGGCAGGAGAATGCACGCGTACAGGATACTCATGGTACAACAGCAGCAAAATCAACATCGGTGAGAAGGATGGACGATCCATTCTCTCCACCGCATGGATCCACGAAATGGCAGAACTGGCATCAATGGCCAAGAAGGATGCGAACGTAGTCAAGAACTTCTTGGATGAACAGTACGATACATTTCGTGGTGCATACCAAAAGCACGAGAAGAAGATTGCGCGTGGCTGTATCTTCGGGGGATCAGCCAACGATAAGGACATGGCTATCTTCAGGGACCACACTGGCTCACGTAGATACTGGCTCATGGTGCTGCAAGGCAAGGCACACCACATGGCATACGATCCAAAAGAACTGGAGAAGATGCGCGATCAGCTATGGGCCGAGGCTGTGGCTGCATACAAAGACGGCAAAGAATGGTGGCTCACTCCTGAAGAACAACAGCTATCTTCAGAGGAGAACAACAAACACAAGGTCACATCGATTCACGAAACGATGGTGCAGCAATGGTTGGATGATAACCCATGTCGATATTTCACGATCAAAGAAATGATGGAAGAAGTATACACAGAAGAAGTGGACCAACCCATCAACCCATCAACATATCAACCCATCGGCCCACCAAAGCGTGTACCTACTGTCGTCCGTCCGATGTCATACGAGAACTACTATCCCGATCTCCTGAAGAGACTGGATGCAGAACTTCAGAACTCCGGCAAGGCATGCAGAAGGAATGGCAAGAACAGAAGAGGATGGTGGCAAGCACCCAAGTCTAAACTGGAAGACATACCCATCGCAACCATCCCATAGACATAAGAAATAATCTTATCGGCCACAGCGTATATTCGTTGTGGCTTTTTTTTATGGTGCTATACTATCTCTTGACTGGACAACGGAGAGAAAATGATACCATTCAAAAGACTACTGCACCAAGGAACCATAGCCGAGCTGGCTGTAATGGAAGAAATAAACAAGGGACGAGCGATGCAATCTCTATACAAGCAACCTCCATTTGACTATATGTTGGCAACCATAGACGTAGGCAAGTACGATCCACATGACATCCATATCTTTTGCGCATGGCTAGAAGACATGGGACTACACAAGCGAGGCCAACAGATCTGTACAGTAGAAGTCAAGTCTGCGATGAATGGAGGCAAGTACGATACATTCTTCGCAGAGATTATACAGACCACCACCCAAGGATACTCTGCATACCTGGTCCATCCACCGACTTGGTTGGTGTATGTTGATATACCTACCAGGAAACATTATTGGTATGATGGAGAACTATTTGCACTCGCAGTAAAAGCAAGCTACAAGCACAAGTATCAACCCAAAAATCTAAAAGCAGAAGGGATTACTTTTAAAACGACGAGCGAACATTTTGGATACCTTGGTTGTTACAAACAAGCAGACGAGTGGGATGATATCTGTGATCGATATGATAATATAATCAAAGAACGAATCAATACACGCAAACGCACAGTCATCTACAAAGATTGTTTATTTCTTCCTACGCTTACGTAATGATGTAGCTCTTTTACCTGCACTCTTTCGAGCTATGTTCTTTCGCTTCTGAGAACTGCTGATCTCTGATGTAGTCTTGGGTGTCTTGCTCGATACTCGTTTTGATGGGCGACAATACTGTTTCTTATTTGTCTTTGCACCACAAGCCTTACCAGTTCTGGTATCGACCCACTTCTCTTTCTGCCATCGCTTTAAGCTGGCACCCTTTTTGCTTTTGCGTACCTTGCCCTTACCCTTACGACACTTTGCAATCGCCTGGCTAGCACGAGCAGACGGAAACTTTTTATAGGATTTTTTTACTTTCTTATAGCAACTATCTTTTGGCATTCTCAATCTCCAAAACCAATCGCTCATAATGTTTGCGCAACCAACCTGGGTCTTCGATGACAAGCGCATCAATATACTCTCGTCTCCACTGACGAGCAGCAGCCTTTGGATCCTCTTTGCCCTCAAGCAAATACACAAACTCTATCCACATCATTTCATATGACACATCTTTCTGTTGTGCTATCGCTTTAAAAAACCACACAAGCGACATGATGTGTGGATTGTTTCTACTCTTTATCCAACTATACACAGTGTTGGGATGTATACCAGCTGCTTTGGCAATACTCTTTAAATCCCCATGCTGTAAATACAAAGATAAAAACTTCTTTATGTGCATTGATTTCCACCAGGTGTAACACGACCCTTTCGATATTGGCGTAACTGCTCAATCAAAAACTTACCGCAACAAGCCGTCGCTGCAAACTCCTGATGATAATACACATCGTTCCAATCCAAGTCATACGTAAACAACAAGGTTTGAATGTGAGTGACAAGCGCATCAAATCGAAACTTCGGGCAATGATAATCCTCAAAGTTACCGGTCACACAAATACCAATGCTGTCTTTATTTTCACCACGAGTATGCGCACCCGACTTCTCAATCGGACGACCTTCTTGTATCTCACCATTATGATCTACCACATAATGATAACCAATGCCCCACCATCCTCTATCCTTGTGCCACGAATCGATCTGCTCAACTGTAGTCTCAGGCTTAGATGCTGAATGATGTACCACTATCTTTTTAATGGTCCTCATTGCGTAAGTCCTCACCTATATCTGTAGCCAATACACCAAGGACCTCAAGCAAATCATCAATCAGTTCTGCTTTCTCATCAGCAGTAAACCCACCTTGCGCATAGCGCACAAGTTTACCAACCAATGCAAAAATCTTTAACCAGCTCGCTGGCTCTACTGTAATCTTGGGTGCCATTATATTTCCTTGTAACTGTAACCACGAAACGAGGCTTTTGGTTTTTTCTGTCCACCTTTGCGTGGCTTTACACTTGAGTATGCTTTCTTTTGTTTCTTACTACTCTTCTTTGTTTTTTTACTACCGTACATGGAACCTCCATAAATGTTAGACATATTGTTTTTGCACTGACAAGACATATATTATCTCCTTGTTCGTTTCTTTGCCGATGGATTTTTAGTTTTTTTACCTTTCGACCACAAATCTTTACAAGCCCAATAACCTGCTGTCGTCTTATCAGTCTTTGAATCACAACCATGACGAGCTCGAAAACTCTTCTTTGCCGACCGACTATAGTTATGGTCATACCCTTTGGCACCGTACTTAATCAACTTCTGACGACCTGCTTTGCAACCAAGCACAACCTTTTTCTTTTTACCAAATCCTGGCTCACCCTTGCGTAAAGGGCGAGGACGATTGCACTTCATTGCTTTTTTATTTATCGACTTTGGCATCCTTTATATCCTTGATATCTGCTGACATTACATCTAACTGTTCAGACAATCTCAACATATGTTCTTGATACATCTTTCGATCGTCATCACATCGTACCATCATACCGTTTATCTGATCAACATATAACTGAGATATATACCACAAAGCAATACAAGCAAGAACCAATGCTCCGCCTTGACCCAACACAAGTTCCAATACTTTTTGTTTATCTATACTCATACATCACCTCAAAAAAAGCGGCTGACGTTAGTATTATAACATCAGCCGCCCAACCCAACACAAAAGATTGATTTACTATGTCCAGTAATCAACAATAATCTTTTCACCGTTTGCAGGATTTGCACCCAAAGTAACGATTGTTGCAGACCCATTGTCAGTTACAGTGTATTCAGAAGAATCGGCCGGAGAAGAAGCCTTTTGCAAAAGTCGTTGACCATTGCGGAATACCTTTACACCTTGTGCAAAATCAGACAGACTTGCAGCTGGAATACGTTGAGACAAAGTAAATGTAGCAGTGCTACCATTAGGAGAAAAGTCATCCATGTATGGGCGCATCCCAAACTTGGTAATGGTCACAGCGTTTGCTGCTAGTTGACCTTCTCCGATTCCAAGATCAGCTACCTTAACACCAGACCCTGACTTAGAAAGAGTAGAACCATCAAGAGCAACAGTCAAATCAGATACAGCAGCAGAACCGTTGTATGCTGACATAGAAATACCTTGACCAGCTGAAAGACTGTCGAGGTTTGCGCCAAGAGCCTTACCAGAAATAGTGCTGTTTGCCAGTTTTGCATTTCCAATAGCACTGTCTGCAATGTAAAGACCATTGGCATCTTTAGTAATAGATCCACCAGACTCAGACTTAACCTTTACGTCAAGCTTACCGCTAGTAAACTGAAGCCCAGGATTGGTAGCAAG